CTACAATATTTAATACCCTTACGGGAACACAACTGCTGATACAGTTTATAATGAATCATTTGTAGCCCTAATTTAATTACCATTAGGATATATTATTGTTTATCTTCAAGCAAAGAACTTTAAATTATCAGTACTATGGTTAATTAGCACCTTCAGCTTTATCTGTTAAGGTCACGATAATTAATGATGTACACACTCCATATTTCAGGTGGCAGAATCTAACTGTCAATGTCTATTAATTATCTTGCCGAGAGCTCATTTGTGTTAGTATAATCTGGTCTCTGCCTTATTATACTTTAGGGATTCACTTTCTCAAGGTGATAACACATCTAGGATTTCTCCGTTATTTTTTTACCACACCATAACCTATCTGTGTACACCATCAGGTCTGTAAGGCTTCAATTTGTAATGCCCTGTTAATTCAGGACTAGTATATTCTTTCAATTTGTAATGCCCTGTTAATTCAGGACTAGTATATTCTTTAGACTCCTCAATGTTTTGGAGTATGTTTATTTAAATTAATACTTTGTCATTACTTTAAAATTTTAAATGTTTGTTTTCTACTTACATGCATGGAATATCTATTTAAATACTCCTGTTTACCTGTTTCTAGTGCTGTTATAAATCCATGGTTCATAATAGAAGAATCATTAATATGTTTTGCATATTTTAATTTGGCTTCTTCTTTTGAAAGAGCTTCTGCATACATTAATATAATTCCTCTATCGTTAGGCCCACCATCTGTAAATTCTACTATTTTATATAAATTCATTAATTTTATTTTAAATTAATTATTTGTTTTTAATATTTCATTTATGAATTTTTCAGCTCTTATTACTTCTCTATCCCAAGCAGTCTCGGCGTTTATTCTATGAGATGAGCTGGGGTCTTTGATAGTTTTATACTTTTTGTCTCGGCAACCATAAATATTAGCAGTCAAACGTAAAGCATTAGCTATTATTTCTGCTTGGTATTTTAATATAGTTAATTTTTCCATTAATGTATTTATTTTTTAAATCTGTTATAAAATTCAAATAGTTTATGTGATCTTCCATAATTATTTATCTGTATTATAAATTTTGTTAGCTTTTAAAATTGCTTTTTGTCTTGCTTCTTGGCGAGTTTTAAACTCTGATTTGTAATTTAATATAGTTTCAGTTTTCTTGTTAACTATCTTAAACGAATAAGTGGTTTTTACAATATAACCATATTGGTCATTTACATAAATCCCAACACTATCAAAAAATTCTACGAGTACGCCAAATTGCATTGATTGTGGTAAATTATAAAATTCAGTAATTAACATTATGGTTTCATGTACTTTATCCGAATCGTATTTATCTATAAACCACTTCTCAAAATCCGTTTTGCACTTTCCTGTTAGTTTCATTATTTTATTAATTTAAGTCCTTTTATTAATCCTCCCTCTAGAGCTTCCTCATAAGAAGTAAATGGGTAATGTTTATTCGTTGATGCAGTTGTATTATAAATCATCCAAATATAAGAAGGGATTATTCGTTCATCAGAAGTTGTAGTATAGGGTAAGGCTACTACAATAATATTATGTACTTCTCTTAACCATTTCTGTAATAATGCTTGAGTTGGTGCTAAGTATATAAATTTAAACATAGGATTATGAAAATAATCTAATGATGTATCAAGTTCTCTATCTAAAAATATACTATCACTATAAATGCCTTTAATATTTAAATTAAACCCCTTTCCTTTAGCTAATTTAGCTGTTTTAATTTCTATTCGCTGTTCTTCCATTCTTATTACTTATTAATTATAATTTTAATGCTAAAATTTTGTTTTGCAATTGATATAGTATCAGCACCAAACATTTTTTCACTAAAAGTAGCATCTTTATTATGTATTATTTTAAATAATTCATCTAAGTGTCCTAAAAGAGTTTTTAAGAGTAGTATTTTACTCATCTTTTCTCCTTTTTTAACCTCTATTTTAAGTTCTAATGTTGTAGAAGTGGGAAGAGATGGTACAGATAAAGATAAATCTTTAACTGCTTTTTTATATCCAAACTCAACTGCAACTCGTACAAATTCTTTTATACCACCATTTGGGTTAGTTTCTTTTAAGTGATGAAAACATTCATTACCTAATACTTTATAATATTGTTTTGTCATTATATTGGTTTTATTTAATTTTAGGTGTAAAGTTCCAATCTTCTGATAAGAGGTATTTGCCATATTCCTCATTAGATATATGGCCCATCTTTTCAAGTTCATCAATGATGATATTTTTACGTTTACAAATACTACTTATTTTAGTATATCTAGTACTCTGTTCTAATTTAGCATCTACAGTATTTAGTTCTAATAGTAGTTCTATCTTGGTCATCTTATATTACCTTTTGTGTAATGTGCATGTCTAGGTACACCATTGAACTTAACCGGCGCCATCCCAGTAAACTTAATGGATTCGCCCACTAAACCTAATTTTCCAATGTCAGTTAATATTGCTCTACGTTCTGTATGATTAAATCCATTTAAGGATACGATAAGCTCTTTACCATCATCCATTCGTACTTTAAATCCTTTAGCTAATCCTGAAGGAATTCTATCTGCTTTAAGTTGAGATGTTTTACTACGGCCTAATTCATTTACAGTTCTTTCTGCTCCTTCTCTTGCTATAGTTCCTTCAAGAACTTCCAAGATAGTACCTGTATAATCTTTGTTAGAATCTTTAATCTTAAATCCTTGAGATTGGTTAAGAGTAAGTCTACCAAATTTATATATAGAATCTTTGCGCATTAAAACTAATCCTTCTCCTCCATCTTTAATAGACTGGTCATAAACTTGATATATTTCTTCTATGTTTGTAGGTTCATGCTGATAAATTAATTGAGCTGTAGATGAGTGAGTTCTTTTAAATAACTCTTGTAACATTTTATATCTAGTATATTTACTTCTGTTATCTCCATCTATAAATATTTGGTCGAATACATAAAATTGTAACTCAGGATGCCATGTAGTAAGCCATTCTACAGATCTACCCGGGTATTTCCAACCTTTTAATGGATCTCCTCCTGTTTTTTCAAAGAGTTTAGTGTATTTAGCTACAGTTTTTTCTGAAGTAACATCTGCTGTTTTAAAGAAATGCATTAGTTCAGAAAATGTCATATTAGGAGCAAAGAATTCTCCTTCTATAATACCATCGTGTTTAAAATTTGCAGTAAATTGTTCTGCCATTATTTCTAGGTGTATATTGGGTAAAGCTTTTAAACTTCTACCTTTTATAGTACCATCGTCAAATAGTTCTACTCTAGCTCCATCATATTTATGTGATAAAAGCCAATCTGTAGGATTTCCTATCCTATCTTTCCAGTTTATACTTACACCTGCTTTATCATTAGGTAGCAACTGAGGGGAAAAGGGTTTTATATTATTTTTCATATATTTGAGTTTTTTATGGTATAAACCATATTTCGTTAATTGTTACGTATTGATCTTCATCTATAAATTCGCTGTCTCCAGCAACTAAGGCAACTTCCCATTGGCCGTTACTTAATTTCTTGATGAGTTCTACAGTACAGGCACCCAAATCATCAGGTACATTTACATCATCTTGTAGTTGTACTATATCTCTCACTTCGTATGTTATTTTCATATTAAGTTAATTTAGTAATCAGAACTACCTCCACCTTTGCTGAAAAAAACATAGATAAAGCATAGAACTATTCCTGCTATTATTAAAAATGTGTTCATTAGTTTTTATTTATTAGGTTCGTAAAATAGCGCACAATTTGAAGTCTTCACCATAGGTGGTGTACGTACTGTATAATTTTCTAAAAAGTATTTAGGAATTTCTTCCATTCTCTCTAGTACATCTTCAGCAGTAAGTATAAACTCACTACCCTTTACTATATCTTCCGATACAGTAAAAGGTGAAATGAATTTATAAAATTGACCTTCAGCAGCACGCATTAAATTTTGTCGTGATAATTTATATCTAGGCATATTGTTTAATTTAAAATCTGCTTTCAATGAACCATGAATTATATGGCGCATCTATTAACTCTACTGTTTCAGGTAAAGTATTTATATGTAATTCAGTTACTAGAAAAGAACGTAATGTTTTAGTCTTATCTAATGCCTGAAGTATTGGATGTGAATTAGTAAAACTTCCCATAGTTTTATTAAAAGGAAGAGTTGAAGTATTATAAATAATATTTTTAGCCTCTTTAGATATTTCTGAATACCTTCCATTTAAAAATAGAAAGGCATCATCTATATACTTAGTAGGTATAGCAAATAGTATAAATAATACATTTTGGTGTACTAATTCACTTATGTAATTAGGATTAGTTTTATATGAAGGAACTTTCATATTACTTTTAAGTTCTACATATACTTTTAACCCTAGTCTGTCTATATAGGATGTTTTAAAATGACGTCCAAACGTCTTTTTATTTGCACCTACAAGCGGTAGAAGATAGTATGTTACTAGCGTATCTCCTTCTGGTATAAGTAATCCCATGTGCATAGTTTAAGTATTAAAATGAATCTTCAAATAAGTTTTCTATAGAATCAGTTAGAACTATATAATGATCTTTATAGCTATCTAATATTTCTTTGATTTCTGCATTAGCTTTATCATTAATATAGTTACTGTGAGTAACTAAAATCTTTACTAATTTATAAGTTAAGTTAGCCCTTTCAAAGCTTTTCTTACCATATTTTTTAGTGTAAGCTTTTTCTACGATAGTTTGAAATGTATCGTCTGATTCAGCATCCATTAGTTTCTGGGCACCTTTTGGGCCCATTCCTTCAATACCACACATAGAATTAGGCATATCCGTGGAATCTCCACATAATACTTGCTGCCAAAAGAATCTGTTAGCTTGTATCATATGCATAGTAATCCATCTACTAGGATCATCTGCTTTGCCGGCTTTAAATGGATTGTAATGTGTAGTAGGTATCTGCAACATATCCTTATCTGATGATACTACTACTACTTTACCGTAACCTATTGTATTAGCAAGTATACCTATAGCATCATCACTTTCTATATGACGTAACTCTATAGCATTTGTATTTTTAAATACTTCTAAAATAGTAGGTTTCCATAGAATTACTGCATCAGCTGTGACTCTATGCCCTTTGTACTCTGGTAATATCTCATTTCTAAAGTTAGTGTGTGAAGCACCTTGGTAAAATAATAGTGCTTTATCACACTTAACATTTTTTTGAATAGTAGAGATAAAACGTGCAACGTGATTAACTACTGCTTGCACGTTATCTCTATTACCAGCTTTATACTGAACATGTGCTACAATATGTAACATGGCGTCCAGATCTATTAAAGCTATACGATCACTCATTATGGAATATCTACATCTAAATCAAAATCTAAATCTAAATCTAAATCAGATCCTTTTACCTCACCAATATAATTAGATTGTTCTTCTAAAATAGATACGTCTTCATTTACAGCTTGTTTCATAAGCTTTTCTACACGGTCTTCGGATAATTTACTGTACTCAGAACTATGGTAAGTTCCTTTTAATGTAGCTTCTTCATCCCATACAGAGTAAGGCATAAGTGCATCTACACGCATAGCATCTCCTTCACTTTGAAAAGATAAAATATCCATAGGATTAACAAAACAAGTTAGAACATGAGTTCCATAACTTCTATAGGCATCAATATAGTTTAATCCACCTATATATAAACCACCACCACCAAACGTATTGTTTAGATTACGTAAAGCTTTTTTAGGTAATCTTTGAATTTTACCTACTTCGTAAATATATCCTAGTTTATTACCGGAGTAAAATTTATCTCCACTTTTATGAATAGCAGGAGTAAATACAAAATCTTCAATATGTTCAGGTTTTTCAAAGGTAGCCTGTTCTAGTACTTCTCCTGTTACAGGATCAAGTACAGGTGCGATTTGTTTGTATTTATCTTGTAATTCAATATCCCAATTTTTAGTTTCTTCATTCCATACAGCTGTATGATTTTTAGTTACAAGTTCAGCTACTTTATATGTAGCAAGTAAACCTTCTGCAGTAATAGCTATATCTTGATAAGTTGCAATTTCTGCAGCAGCTTTTTCCGTAAATCCTTGTTCGTCCATCAATCTTTTTACTTCTACTTTATCTACAAATGTAGTTTTAAGATAAGTATTGAAATATGCTCCCATTGCTGTACAATAACGTGGATTACGTAATAAGTAAGCCCAAGCTTTAAGAACCGGCATAAAATCGATATTTTTTCCATAAGAATTTTCAATTATTTTTACAAGGTTCTCAGGAATTGCATGTTTGGATCTAAAATCTCCAAGTTGAAGAAAATACTCTTTACTAACTGGGTTATATATTAAGTATTTATTAGAACCTGCAATTTCTTGGTCTAATGTTTCTCTAACAAAAGAAAGTACTGCTTCTTCTGTAGTTTTGTTACTACTTTTAAATTTCTCTAAAATAGTCTCTGTGTGTTTTGAGCGTACAACAGTAAAAGGTCTTCCATTGATTGTACCTACAATTGTGTTCTCAAGTTTTCTATACGTTAGTATCATTTGCGTTTAATTTAGTATTTATTAATAATGTTAATAATTCATTTGTATTGTCTGGTAATTTTGTATCACTTAATTCATCTAATATAGCAGTTATTTCGCTTAACCTTAGAAACTCAGCTTCTACTAGATTAACTAGTTCTTCATCATAAGCATCTATGGTATAAATTTTATCTGACTTAAATAATTTTAAAGCACTTTTAGTTATGGCAACTTTATCTCCTGTTCTTACTACTTTATGAAATTCATCTAAAGTATCTAAATAATCAAATACACTATCTACTGCTTCCTTGTCTATATTATAAGATTTTACAAATATATCCCTTAAAGAATTATATGCCGGTTTATTCTCCATAATTGTAAAAGCAGCAATAATATCTTCTTTAAAGAGTGGTCTAATAAGACTTTGTTTTGTAGCAAATTCTGGATATTTATCCATTATTGTAAATAGTTTTCTAATAGTGTTTAAATCTCTTATATATTTCCCTATCATTAGTTCTCCTGTTTTATAGTTTAATTGTCTAAAATAATCTGTTATAATAGTACCATATTGTTCTAAATATTTTATATTAGGTTCAGATACATAAATTATAGGAGTATTATCACTAATTAAAGTTCCTAACATAGTTTTAGAAAATTCTATAAACATAGTTAAACTTCTATATTTACCCGTACTTATTATTACTCCATCAGAAAATGTTTCTTTTAGATTTTTAATACTAATAGTACATTCTACCCTTTTACGATAAACCCTAGCATCATACATATTATTAAGTCCACTAGAAGATACATTATTATACTTATAATAATAAAGTTCTTTATTTATTTTACGTAATTGAGCAAGAGTTTGTGCATCATTTTCCACTTCAGCTCCTTCTAAATCATCGTCTTCTTCATAAGTTACATCATAATCATCTAATATTATTTTAGAGTTTTTTACTATTAAAGGTTGTATAAACTCAATAATATCTTCTACATGATATCCTTTACCTTGAAAATCTAAAGCTTCTTTAACTCTAGTAGTATTAGGTCTGATATAAATAAAAGAAGATTTATTATCATCTATTTCATTATTTAAAATGTGTTTAACTAATTTAGGCCCTAGGGGCGCTGTATCAGAATAAATAATAGTAGCATGAACTAACTCTTCAAATGAATTAACAGTTTCAGTAATGATTTTTATCTTCTTACCTCTAGGTTCTAATTCTATTATTTTTACATCAAACTTATAAAACAAAAATTCAAACAAAGAATCTGTAAGCTTACTGTGAATAGTACGAGTACCTATCTTAAGTTTAACTTTAGCACGTTTATCTATTTGTTTTAAGAACCTAATAAAGACACTTACTATACCATCTGATTCAGTACTTAGTTTACTTGCTAGGTTATTTACAACAAATATGTCATCAATATCAGAAGTACCTATTAAAGTATTGATATACTCAGAAGCTTCCTCTTCCGCACTTTTAATAGCAGCAAGAATTACTTTTTTAGTTTTCTCTGTATACTTTAAAGATTCTCTAGACTGGGTAATATCTACACTAGTAGCAGCTACTTTAATAGCTATTTTACCTACTCTATTTTCAAGTTCTAACTCAGGCCATGATATAGTACCATAAGATATTCCATCTACTAGTATATGCGGAGCATAATAAGTAGAAAATTGAGGTATAAGTAAATTATCAGATTCATATAAAGGTTTATCATTTAACTTAGTTCTCATTGTATCATTACTATATTCAGCTGGATAAGTTAAATGTACTTTACCACCAAAATATTGAAATTGATTTTTTACAGCATCTATAAATGCACTTTTATTATGCTTTTTTACTTCTAATGTAATAGATACACCATTTAAATCATCTGTTTTCTCCCAATAAATATGCTTATCTTCTATTGTTTCATCTGCCATTTTAACAGTCCATATTTCAGTTTTACCGTTAGATGTTTTAAGAGTAATAGCTTCATAATCATGTTTAAATATCATGAAAGATGCTTTATACCCATTATATACTGTAGTCATAATGAAATAGTCTACGCCGGTTGCAAGGCCTGCCTTAGCTCCGGCTCCAAATTTACCTATCACAGATTTCATGTTACGTTTACTAGAGTAGCCTAACCTAAAGAAACCTTTAAGTCGTTCTCCTCCTAAACCTACACCATAATCTGTAATTGTAATAGTATCTCTTGGATTAAGTTCTTTATATACAACATCTATATGATTTACATCACTTAAATATTTAGGGTTGTAATAAGATTTATCAAAAGATGAGTCTTTTAGTAGTTTACTATCAGTTCTTTGTAGATAGTAATCTTCTACTGGTGTTCCATTGTTAATATCTTTAGAGATATCACGTTCAGTTATAGCATCTAGTCCATTACTTATAGCTTCTCTTACAAAACTAGAAATAGGAAAAGAATACATGTCTTCTTGTATAGCTTGAAAAATAAGTTCGTATGCTCCTTCATCGATTTCTTTAGCTATACCAATTTTTTCATCAGTATTTATTGTTAATTCTGCCATTTGTTGCGTGATTTATTAATTGTTTCGTGTATTTTAAAACTTCTTTGTGTTTATTTTCTTGTTTTGCACTTGTATAATAATCTGTAATATCTTTCTCTACAATAGATGGGTGCATAATAATAGGAATAAGCCATGGATATAAATCTGTGTACTTTTTTTGAGCCTGTATGCCTGCTTCATCTGAATCTAACCATATTAAAATATTAGCATAACGCTGTTTTAATATAGCCATAAACTCAGGATGTAGCATAGTAGTCTCAGATTTACCTGCTATGGTTTCCCATTTAAAATGTTCCCAAAAGAACATGCATTCTTTAGTAGATTTAGTTATAATTACAAAAGGAGCTTTAAAATCAAGCTGTAATGCTCCTTCTATAAACTCCTCTTTATAATTATTTCTAAATTTAAACTCCTTTTCAGCTGTAGGCTGATAGATTTTATACTTTCCTAAGATTTCATAACTGATAGTTAGTAGCCTAGGAACTACAGGGGAATATACACCGTTAAAGTAATGAATTATACGTACATCTTTTACATAATACTTATCAAGAGTCTCTTGACTAATATCTAATTCTTTCCAATAATCTATAAATATATTTGTTGGTATATTTCTATATGTTATTTTTATGTCTGTCTTGTGTTTTTTAAGTGGTGTTTTCTTAATTAAGTGTGGTTTAAATTCTCCTACATCTTCATGAGTTAAATTTAATCCAAAATCACTATTAATCTGAAGTAATACTTCTTTAAGAGATACAGAGCCCATCAATTGACGTAGAAATTCAAATACATCTCCACTTCTACCTGTTGCTTGATCTTTAAAGAATATTAATCCAGGATACTTATCACTATAAAACAAAGAAAAACTAGGATTATCATCACCCTCCCTAAGAGGAGAGCTATACTTAGTACGAAATTCTAATTCTGTACCTATGTAAAAACTATAGATTGAATAATCATCTATAAAATTAAGTATAGCCTCTTTACTTAGAGTGTTACTACTAACATATTCCTGTAGTAAATCAGACATGATTATTTAGAATTAAATAGTTTCGGTGGTTCCGGAGCATCTTTCTTATCCGTATCACTTTCCTCTGGCATACATTCACTAGTTTTAAACAAAGACGATGCTTTCGTTGCATCTTCTGCAGTAGATTGTCCTTTACTACTAGCAACTGGATCAGGATTGTCTTTTTTATTCTTTATTTCCCAATCAGAGTATGCTATTTTAGATTGTTCTTTCGGTATATCCATAGATTCTACCCATATGTCAAATGTAGACATAGGAATAACAGCATAGTTTTTCTCTTTAGACTGACGTAAGAACTTCTGTCTAAATAGTACTTTACCATTAAATGCATCAACAGATACAAGGAAATTGTAGAACTTAGTTGCTAAATTAGTAACTACTTTACCTAAGAATTCTTCTTGAGTTAAAGAGTTAATAGCTTGTTGATACTGTTCTGGTGGGATACCTAATCCTTCAAACATTTTAGTTTTGCCGATAGCATCATCAATTTTATCTTGAGTAGCAAATAATCTTGCATACTGCATAAACTGATAACGCATCTTTAGTAAGTCTGCTGCTATTTCTCCCGAAGTCTTAACAACATCGTCAAAAGTAGTTAAGTTAGGTGGGTAAAACCTAAATGAAGATTCCATAGAAGTAACTACTTCATTAGACTCAAAGGCAGCTAATACACTTCCTTCTTCCTCTACTGTAGCTATTCCTAGTTCTAAAGTTCCATGCTCATTTACTTTTGTTTTAGATGTGAGCATTAAATTCTCGTGAATTCCAACTTTTATTAAAGCCATAATTTGTTTTATATTTTAAATGTTAATCAATAAATTTAATTTTTATCTTACCTGATTTAAAGTCCTCAATTCTGGTTAGAACTTTATTTAAATCATTAGGTATTCTTATATCGGGAAATACACCATAAGGTGTTTTAGCTTGACGCACAGTATCTTTATTTGTTTGCATAAGATACTTAATATGTCCTGCTTTATCCTCTTCAACTACTCCGTGGAATATATATGAGAAATAACTAGGTACATCAATTGTGTTATCAAGTAATTTTCCGGGAGACTTAAAGCCAATTGTTCCATCGTCTTTTATTTCTGTATGATGTAGGATTACAACATAAAGATCTTTTCTCCAATCTTGTGATTTAGCAAACAATGCTTGGAATACAGAAGCTCCAAAGTCATTCCATCTTTGAAATGCTTCGCCACCTGTATTACGAGCTAAAAAGTTTGGACTAAATATTCTAGCACTAAAACAATGAGTAAAATCTTCAATAACTATGGTAGTTATATCTTTCATATTATCATTTACGTGTTGAATAATACCCTGAATAGAGTCTAATTCATCATTGACAATAAGATTTTCTCCTTTAATGTAGTTTACATCTCCTCCTGGAAACGGAAAAGATTTAGAATTCGGTGTCATTATAACCGTTTTCTTTGGGTCTAAATTTCTGAGTGAAGTGCTTTTTCCACATCCACTTGGGCCCATATAGAGCACTAATTCTGCCATCTGGTTTATGTATTTTTAAATTATTTGTTATTTGAGTATAATAGCTAATAAAGATACGAAATTTATTTAAATCCCTCGCATAATATCAGCATAAATTGTATTCATTTTTGGATCATCAGGTAGAGGTAAAATATCAAAATGATTACTTTCACCTAAAAATTTCATACCTACTCTAAGTCCATCAGGTCCAAATGAATTTTTAAGAACATGCAAACTTCTAAACCTACTAAATCCTTTAGGAGATAGCATACTTTGAGTTTGTATTGTATCTGTTGGTGGATTAATAATATACCCACCATATTTTCCTTCATTATCGTATGCTTTATACCTATAAGGATCGAATAAACCTAAAATAAGGTCTGCATCAAAGCCCATCTGACTACTTTTAAATATATCTTCAATTTGTGGACTTAAATCTTTACCGTGTAATTTCATACGAGTTACATCTCCCATTGCTCTATTTTGTTGAGTTACTACAACAGGACTGAAACCATAAATATCTCTAATACCAGCTAAATCAGTACTTAATTGGTCTAGCTCATCTTTTTTACCTAATAAATTAATACCATCTAGTACGATAAACATAAAAGTTTTAGGGTTGTTTAAAAAGTACTTGTGTCCATCTTCAAATAGTACAAAATCTGTACCTTTATGAGAATGTGTTATGTACTTTTTATCTCCTAATTTAGTATGTTTAACTTTACCGTGTTCTCTAAAAGTTTTAATAGGTAGTGGGTTATCATCTACATATAAACCTAATGTATTAGTATAATAAAGAGTACCTAAAGCTCTAGCTTTCCGTATAACAGAGTCTATAATTACTTTAGGTTTAGTTTTACCATCATGTATATCTACATGTTCTAATAATTCAGATATTTCATCATCATAAGAACGTAGTAATTTATAACCTTCTTCATTAAGAGGATTTTTACCCCAACCTAATAATTCATCAGCTGATATAAGAATGTTATGGTCTTTATATATTAACCAAGATATCCATTTAGCATGTTTAAACATAGTTTTCCTTTCTAAAGAATAGTAAAGAACTTCCCAATGAATATCTTCTTCGAGTTTCTTTAAATATCTAAAGGTAGATAGAATGTATATATAATCTGCTAATGAGGTTTTACCTGCGCCGGTTGCCCCGGATATCAAAGTATACCTAGACTGCATAAGGTTAAATGTATCTCCAACCCTATCTAATTGTATAGGAATATAAGTAACTTCTCCACGCATAGAACTTTGTACATGAGCTAAAAAGTTTTCAGAATAATGCGAATTTAAGCTTAAGTCCATCTTTGATTATTTGAAGCTTCTGAATTATTTTGAGCAGATTTAAGTTCTTTTATTAATTCTCCTTTAATATGTTCAGAATAGATTTCAAATGCAATACCATCTAGTAATAAATTTTGAAAGCTTTTAGGCATTTCTGTATACTTATAGTATAGTTGTATAGCTTCTATAAAAGTAGGTGGATGAATAGCTTTGTCTGCTACAATATTTCCTATTACATTAACTGCTTCATTACTCAATCCTCGTAATCTATATCCTCGTGCAGCTACTTTAGGAACCTCACAAAGAACCATAAAATTATATGCTCTATCTCTATCTTTAGTATTGTATATCTCTGTGGGCCAATCTTGACCATTAGTCTCTGTATTTAAAAGAACATCCAAATTTAAATCTGGTGCATCTTCTAATTTTGCTGTTGTAATATGTTTTTCGTTTATCAAAAGTTCTTTGTATTTTTCTGTGACTAAATATTCATCACCTATAATACTTATAACTTCAATTAATATCTCGCTTTTAGTCATCTTCATTTGATTTAATAGTTCTATAATCCCATGTTTCGTACGAAGTTATTGAAGTACTGCGCAGCATATTTTTTGCCCACTTTACTTGCTGTGTTTCTTGTACTGTATGGGTATGTCCATCTCGTTCTGCTCTCATATAATATGGTAACAGAACATATATAGTAGCCATCTTATCAGGATCTAACCTCATAAGTCTACCGAATCTTTGTACAGCTTGTGTATCAGAACCATAAAAGGTTTCTAATATCGCCGTATTAAGATTATTTATATTCACACCACGGTTTAACTTATCACATACACCTAAATAGTTTAGTTTACTTGATTGAAAATCAGCAAACATAGTTGCTGCTATAGGTTTAGTAAGTTTTCCGTTGTATGAATTAGCCTTTCCACAAATAATTTCTGATTGACTAGTACGCTTAGAAAATATTATTACTTTATTCTCTTTATCTTTCAGTATATACTGTATTAATTTCTTAGTTACAGTAGCTGCTGAAATAGAGGTAAGTAATAAATTAGATCTATCTCGTACCGCCCCATCTATTTTGTATTGAAGAGAACGTATTTGAGCATCAAATTGAGTTACTGTTAATTTGCCTTGCATATAATCAGTATTTATTTTAGCTTGTTCTCCTATCAGAATCATTACTTGTTTATTCTTATAATCATAAGATGCATTTTCCGATTGGGTAAAATGCTTTTTAGATCCGTATTTAATGTATTCTACTTTTATGTCTTTAGGGTTCATAGATAAGTTATACTTAACAAATACAAAATGTAATTTATTTAGTATACCTTCTTTTTGTGCATCGTTAGCTGTTAATTGTTTAAGAACTGGTAAGTATTTATTAAACCAGTCTTTTTTAATATCAGTAACAAAACCTGTAATGCCTAAAGTTTTAACATCAAAGTATGTATCAAAAAATGCAGAATATTTCTCTGTATCTGCAGCAAAATCTACTTCATCTGCTATGATGAAATAATCATCTAAGTTCTTTATTGCCTTAGACCATTTATATGCTGTTTGATACGTAGTAATTTCTACGTTTTTATTATACATAGTAAGAGCTTTAAACTTTTTAAACTCTACTTTCCAAGAATCATCTCTTAAATCAGTACTGTTTACTAATATAAGAACTTTCTTAGGTCGTAATGCTTTTAAAATGTCTATAACTACCTTACTTTTACCAAATCCTGTACTAAGTATTAAGGAACACTTATGAGGATTCTTTTTTAAATATAAATCTGTTATCGCAATTTGTTCTAAGTTTCTTTTTTCGTGCATACTGCGTGTTTTGGTAAAGCATCTTCTTCAACTAGTAGATACTTCTCTATTTTTTCATATAGATTTGTCTCAGATATTAGATTAAACTCACTACGAATTTTATCTACTATTTCCACCATTTCTCGTGGTGTTAAATTGAATCGTCTCATATTTTTAGTATTAATGTGTTTCTAACCAAGACTCTCCACTACTAGAACTAGCTCCGATATTGAAGCCGGCTAATTTAGCGGCAAGTTTCATATAATGAGATACCTTCTCTTTAGCTAATTCTACATATTCATCAGTAGCTTGAGCTAATATTTCATCGTGATAAGGCATAAGTAACTGTACATTATCTTGTAAGTTATTATGATTAATCCATCTACGTAAAAGAACTATAGCTATCTTTAGAATAGCACTTCCTGCACTTTGTATTGGTGTATTAAATGCTGCTCTTTGTATAGAACCATGTTCTTCAGGAACTTCTAATTTCCATTTATCAAAATATCTAACTCTACCAAATACAGGTTCAACTATGTGTCCATGTATGATAGCATATCTACCAAATCTTTCCATCATACCTGCTATTTCTGGAACAATCTCGAAGAATCTAGATAAAATATACTTAGCTCTTTCTTCAGGTACTTTTATATTAAAAGCTAATTTAATATACGAAATTCCATAAATACTACCAAAAGATACAGCCTTATAATCATCTCTAAGTTTTATATGTTTTGGGCACTCACATTTTTTAAACTGTGGATTACCATTAGCATCCTGTTTGTAAAAAGCACAATCTTGCTCAGCAGCTACACGCCACTCAGCTCCAAATATTAAAGCTGCATTCATAGAGTGTAAATCATATCCTTTTTTAAGATACTCTAACCAAGATTTCTCTCCTGCTACAGTAGCTGTAATGATAAGCT